CCGCTGTTTGTGATCAATTTGTAGGATCGTTTGTTCTCTTTTGAACATACGAGCATACTATTGAGTACAACTGGCTTGTTAATTCTTGTCTGTTTGTTTTGTTTGTTTGTGGTACACAATTTGTACCGGCTCACCACCGAGAGCCCATATTTAACAGTTTATTTGCTGTTTCATATGTCGAACTTAATACGCTTATTTGTCTTGAACGACTAATTTGCTGTTCGAATTGTTGTGGGACCAATACCATGTCCCACGCCCTCGTAGTCCTTTTTAGGACTTCGTTGCTTGGTTTACGCTAATCGATGTTCACCTCATCGGTTCAAACCATACACACACCGGAGAAGCGCTTAGTAGCGCTTCCGGCCCTTGTTTACTTCAAGAGCTGTTAGTTATCTTCTTTATCAGTGGGTTCTGAAGAGTCTCTCCTTAGAGATATATTACCATTTCGTGCCTTATTGTGGTATAAGTACGAATGCGTGTGATTAGCACATTGTTTAACTGCGACAATTGTCTTTTTACATCACTTTATTGTGAAAACGCATAACATGCAACCACGTGCGCGCTTTTATAGCGCGCACAATTTTAGGGCGTGTAAGTTAATAGACTGACTACACGAATACTGGTTTTCTCACCAAACCATAAGAAATTTGCCCTTCTTAAAAACACACCGTGATTTCGCCCCCGAACTTATCCATCGGGGGAAGAGGATATATGGATCCCAACCTAACACTATGTTAAAAATTACCCAAGGACGCCCGTCTCCTAAAGGCGCGGCACTGATCTCCTCTGAGTTATCTGAGGACGCTGTTGACGTAATCAACACCCCACGCATCCAATGCGATTACCGCGGAGACGTTCCTCTTTCTGAGGACGATCCCTCTCCGTTGTGCCTTCACTGGCGCTATTACACACACGGGCTGGCCTTTGTGCCGCAGCTGTCCCACTTGGTGGGTATTGTCTTAGCCGACATTACCTACCTTGACGAGGACAACCGCTTTCGCATCGATTTTAGATCGTTGGAGGGCGAGCCAATTCGGCAGTCCACCGCAAGGCTCCTACACCTAGGCGCCGCTCGCGCTCATTTGAGCCGGGTATTGCATCAAGACCTCGCGTTCGTTTCGCTCGAACGCTGTGTCGAAACTTTCTGGTCGGCTTACAAGCTGTACAGATTGTCGTGGCCCAAGGGCTTTCCGCTCAAGGGTAGCCACACCGCCACTATGGAGTGGTGGTTTGATTCCACGAGCGCGCGCCACTGTGCCGCGCATTGGGGGAGACTACAAACAACGTCTCCTCACACCCCCGCCTTGCACTTTCCAAACGCGCTGTCTTCTGACGGCCGTCGTTCCGGACATGCTGGCGCGCGAGGAAGCAAAACTCGCAAACGTAAAGGAAGGGCGAAACGTTCCCCTTACTACGCCCCCGACACTCACCCGTAGTTTTTTAGCCCGCAAATGGGCACCCCGGAGCTTTTGAACAAAGTGTCGGACACCGTTGTTTATTTAAATCAGCTCAAGTCTGCCATTAGCGTCGTGGATTCCCACGCCGAGCCCACCCGGGCAATTGGTGTCTCACGGGCTGATGTTCTTCATAGACGTGTCGCGCGTCTGGTCGAACCAACACACCCGCACCGAAGTAGTTCGGTCGGGTATCGATAAGATTATCGAAACATTGGTGCGCTCTAGCACCCTCGACGAGGTTGGCGTCGAGCATGGAACCCCAGAAGGGGGTTACATACCGCAACTCGGGATTTCATCGGGTACTTTGCCCCTGTTGCTTACCGCGTTGGTTTTTCTTCCCTCCGATTTATTGGACTATGATCCCATCGCAAAATGCAAGTCCGCAATTTCCTTTTACAAAAAGGCCTCACAGTTCCAGTCCACGAACGACTTGGCCAAGGACGTTGTCGGCTTCATCGGCTGGTTTTTAAAAACCGGCCTGCAGTGTTTCAACGATCGGTCTTTGAAACCCTTTCTTCACTGCGGCTCGACGTACCTTGAATGGCACGATCGGGCATACGAGTTGGAAGCCATGCGCCATTCCTTAGGTTTGGCCAGTGGCGTTTCTTACGAGGACTACTACGACATGGTGCAACAGCACGTGTTGTTGGGCGAAGACATACGAGCTAATTGTTCCGCTAACCGCGGCATTGGGCTCAACATCGTCTTGGCGACTCACGCACGCCTAAAAGACATTCTCATGGAACAGGCGCTTTTGGACAAGGTGCGTTCTTTGCGCTCCGAACCCCTCTTTATTGGGTTTCAAGGTCCGCCCAAAATTGGCAAGTCATATTTGACGGGCATGCACCACCGCGTTTTCGCGAATGTGCACCCCACGCTTGACTACCACGCCTCCCAGCTTTACGTAAGAAGTTTCACCGACCGTTTTGCTAGTGGCCTTGAGGGCCACCACTCCGTGTACTTAATCGACGATGTCGGTACCGTGCAACCAGGAGTGTCGGGAGAAACGGCCCTAGGGCCACTGCTCGAGATAATGTCGGCCGCCAACCAGGCGACCGCTGCCAGCAACCAAGCAGAGATCGAAAAGAAAGGCAAGGTTTTCCCCATGCCCCAATTCGTGATGGTTACGAGCAACAAACCGGACTACGGCGCTAACGCCTGTCTGGCAACACCACAAGCCCTGCAACGACGGATAGGCTATTCCGTTGAGCTTAAGGTGCTCCCCCAGTTCGCCACGCCTTCAGGGCATGTTGACACTGCCAAGGTGGCAGGGGAGTTTCACATCCACACTTTTACCGTCAAGGAATACAGGCTGGAAAGCCGGATTCCCCATTCGGACCCAGGAGGGTGGTACACAATTTTGGACGATGTCGATCATGTCACTTACTACGCATGGTTTCACGACTACGTAACGAAGCATTTCGCTAGACGAGCGAAGGCGGCCCAAAAAGCCGCGGAAGGCGCAGAAAGCCCCCCTTGCCCAGGGTGCGCCTTGCCAACCATCGCGTGCGCTTGCGCGCCCGGTGTCGAACCCATGAAGCCCCAGATGTTGGGAAAGCTGTCGGGTTTCCTGCTAACACAGGCCCAAGGCTACTCGGTTCGCGTCAGCGACTACGTCAGGCGCCAAGTCTTCAACCTCGGGCAAGAGTTCGTCGACTACGGAAAGTCAATCTTCGCGGGCTTGGTACCGTTGGTCAAGTCTTACGCGTTGGCGGAGACGCTTTCCACACTGGCCGCCACGGCGGTCCTTTTGGCACTCACGACCCACAGCGCAGTCCCAGAGGTTCGCGTTAGACAATCCAAGTCCACCGCCACGCCGAC